CGCAGCGGTGACATGATGGCTTCAGAAGTCACCACTTCCCCATCCCGCACCACCACCAGGCCGCCAGCGGGCAAGCTTTGCGGGTAGGGTTCATTCCGCAGCACAACAGGCTTCGGCGCGGGCCGCGCGGCGGCGGATGCGGTAATCTGCGCCACCAGCGCGGCGATGGCCGTTTCACGTGCGGACATTGGCGCGGACCTCCTTATCCCATTCGGCGACAAAGCGGCCTGGGATGCGCGCGGCGGCTTGTTCGGCGGGCTTCCGAATATCCAGGCGCTTGGGCAGATTCACGGCAGGCAGAAGCAGGAACATGGGCACCATGCCCTGGCTGAGCAGCTGATTCATCCAGCGGCTTTTTTTCGCGCGATTCGATGTCGCAACCGGGGTCACACCACCGGCAATCAAGTAACGCGGGCGGCGCTTGCCCGGTGTGTCACCGGGACGCTTGATTGGCAGGCACCAAACAAATCCCTTTGTGTTTGTGCTACTGATGGGGCGTATGAAAGCTTGCTTGCTGGCCACCATCTGCGCCGGCGTCACGCGCATTCCCTTTTCACCACGCCCGCGCCTGCCCCGCGTAGCGTTGAAGCCAGTCGGGATCGCCAAAAACTTCTTCCCACCCTTGGGCCGGATCATCGCGCCTTTTTCGAAGGCATCCACAATGGCCGGCACCTTGGACCAAACCAGCCCCGCCGCGCCCAGGCTTGGCCTGCGCGGGAAGGTGCGCGCGCGCCAGGCATTGCCAAGGCCGCGCCCTTTGGGGCCGAAAGCGGCGCTGATCTGGCCGCGTAAATCAAGCTGCAGCCGGCGGGTTTCTTCACCCATCACACGGGAAGCAGCGCGCGCGCCGCCTTCCGTTTCCAGCTTCATGTATTCCGCGATATTGCCGGTGACCTGCGCCACAAACTTCATCGGCGGCACATCACCTGCCATGCCGTCTGCGTGACATCACGCATAGGCTGGGAAACCACAGTCAGTTCCGTAGCATCAGCCAGGATGAAGACATCACCGATGGCCACGGCAGGAAGATCAGCCACGGCCACGGATAGTACGTCAGTCGCCTGTACTATGCTGGCGCCGAAGGCTTGCTCAGCCGCGTCTGGCGCATCACGCGCCACGCGCAGGGCCAAGGCCGGGCCCTGCCCCTGCGCGTAATAGGAAGCGGCCTCCGCCAAATCTGGATCAGACAGGATTGTGGCGAAGGCATCATCCCAGGCGGTCACGGCATCACTCTTCCAGCGGTTCATCCACCGCGATTTCGGCCTTGCCTGCATTGATCAGCATGCGCGCGAAGGCAGCCGGCGCATGCAAAATCTCACCCACTTCGTGAATTTCATGGGCTGTGGAAAACTGACGAAGCACGCGCACACGCACGCCATCCGCCAGCACCGGGGCTTCGGTGGCGGAAGCAGAAGCCCCCGCCACCAGCGCCGCGGCCTTATCGGCCCTGGGCATCAGGTGATCGCCGTGGAGTAGCTGAAGGCGGCCGCGTAGCGGACACCGATATCCACGGTGTAGAAAGCGCGCACACCGGAAATGCCCGCCGCGAAGTTCGCGTAAGGGTTCACATCAAGTTCCAATGCGCCCCATTCACCAATCACAAGCTGGCTGAAATCACCAAAAAGCATGCGGCCAGCGGCGATCTGGGTGGAAGACATGGCGGGGAAGCCCGCCACGCGACCATCCATCAAGCCACCTTCCCAAAGCGGCGTATCCGTATTGGTGAAGCGCGAACGTCCGGCCAACAACGCAGCCACCGCAGGAGTGGTGACGTAGCCAGCAGTGCCAGCATTCACCAAAGCATTCGCCGACAGCACATCGGTCTGAAATTCCAACACGCCAGAATAAGCCAGTGTGGTGCCGGTCACAGAACCGATACCGCCCGTGCCCACAATGCCAAGCGGCTGGCCGGCAGAGCCAGAACCATTGATCGCCGCGTTATCCACGGCCAGCGCCACCACTGCCGCCAGATCATTCATCACAATCTGTTCAGCGGAAGGCGAAGACTGCAGCATCAACTGACGGCTGATTTCGGTATAGGCCGCTACGTTTTTCGGGCTGAGCGCCATCTGACCGAAGGTCTGGTCGGTTTCGCCAGCCGCCGTGGTTTCGTTCGCCAACCAGGCCGCCGTGGCCGAGCCGGTCTGCGTCGGCACAGTCACGTTGCCGACAAGGCCGGTCATCCGCGTGGCGCCCATCCGCATCGCCACACTGCGCGCGCGCAGGATTTCGATGAAGGACATATTGTCAGTGGCCACCAAGCGGCCACCAGCGGAAGCCGTCACAGCAGAAAGATCGCGCTGCTGAATATCGAGCGGCACGAAAAAGCTGCGCTTGCCCTGCTTGGTGCCGAAGCGCTTGGAAAGTTCCTTGTGCGCTTCCATTTCCAGGCCGGCTTCCGACCAATCATTTTCACGCGCGGCATTCAGGGCGCGGAACAGGCTATAGCGTTCCACTTCCTTGCGCGTCATGTCCAGCATGGCAGGGGCCACGCCAAGCGGCTTGGCTTCACCCTGGCGCGCCAAAAGCACTTTGCCACGGAAGGCTGCCAGACTTTCGCCCCTCAGCACCGCGTCAACGCCCTGTTCGCGCACATTGGCCAGCGTGGCCAAATCCATGATTTCCTTCTGGCGGCGGGCTTCAGCCGCGCCGTCATCAGCCCGCGCGGCGGGCTGTTCGTTTACTTCCGGGTCCATGCCGGTCTCCTGCTTTTTGGGTTGCGGTTCAACAGAAGCCGGCGCTTCACGCCCCACGCCAACTGTCATGTCGGCAGGGATTGACACCAGGCTTACTTCCAGCGGACGCCAGCGCACCGCGCGATAGGTCTGCGGCTCCCCTTTCTTCGCGGGCTCTTCGCGAATATCCAGAAGCTCATAACCCACCGACACATTGGTGCGGATGCCATCCGCCACATCGCGCATCACTTCTTCGGCAAGCGCACTTCTTCCAAAGCGCACCAAAGCCCGGGCTTTCCGGTCTTCGCCAAGGGTGACGCCTTCCACCACACCCACCACCTGGCGGGCATCGTGATCCAACAGCAGCGGCGCAGTGCCGCCACCAATCCAGCCACGGTCCATTTCGCTTTCTGCGTGGCCGAGAACTTCAATGCCCCAGGACCGTTCCACCGGCGCTTCAGATGAAAACGCCAGTTCGATGCTGCGCGTTTCTTCGTTCAGCGTGGTGCGCTCAAAGGTTGCAGCGCGCGATGCGCGGCGTTCCGCGCCCTTGGGGAATTTCATGGCTCAATCATCCTCATCATCTGCATCGGGTTCGGCAGGCGGTGCTGGCAGGGCTGGCGGCGGGCTGGTGGGCTGGATCAGATCACCCATCAGCGCCTTCTCCGCCTGCAATTCAGCCACCGTTTCCGCAAAATCACCGCCTTGTGCCGCAACAGTCGCGGTGCGGCTGGCGATACCCAGGCCCACGGCTTTTTCCACCGCAGCCACTTCCTTCAGCGGATCTACCCATTGCCAGCCACGCGGCACAAAGCGCGGCGCGTCGAACTTCCACATCTTGCCGGCAGGCAGGCCAATCGCGCCCGTGATCAGCGCTTCGCGCAGCCAGGCGGTGAAGATCGGCTCACACAATCCGCTGATCATCCAGTGTTGCAGCGTGCGGTATTCGTCGCGATCTTCCAGCGCGGTATGACGCAGGCCCGAATAATTCATATTTTCCGCATCATTCGCGAAGGCATTATAGGAAACACCAGCGCCGGCCGCGATTGGGCGCAGCATGGCAGCCACGAAGTCTTTGAACGCCGCATTGGGGTGCTGAGGATCGAACTGCTGAAAATCCACACCCTTGGGCAGCAATTCGAAGGTGCCTGCGCTGGCTTCCTGCACCAGCGTCCCATCACCTTCCAGGTCGCCATCCGGTTCCGCATCCGCATCAATGCGGTAAAAGCCCATCTTGGCGGCGGCCACGCGCGCGGCGGTCAATTCCGCTTCGCCGTAGCCATCCAGCATCGCCAGCGCGCGAATCCCGTTGCTGATCCAGGGGACGCCCCTGATCTGTTGCGGCCATTCCGGCAGAAACAAGTGGATCATGTCTTCAGCAGGCACGCGCACGGTCTGGCGCAGCGGCACGCTCAGCGCCGCCGGATCATCATTCGGCACGTGGCTGCGCATCCAATACGCAGCCGGGCGGCCCAGGGGCGTCAATTCCACGCCGGCGCGCACCACATTGCCCTGCGCTGTGCCTTCGGGGCGGCCATTTCGGTCAGTCTCAAGCTGGGAAGGGTCCAGCATTTCCATCTGCAAGCCGTATTCACCCGCGCGGTGCAGCCGCAGCAGCGCTTCACCATCCCGCGCCACAGCCAGCATCACCAGGCCGCACATATCCACCCAGGAATGCCGGCCAGTCACATCGCAATTTCCGCGGCGGGACCAGCGCGCAAAGCCCGCTTCAATGCGGTCATTGGCGTTTTTATCCACACCCGTGCCACGGTCACTTTTGACCTGCATCTGAAGCGTAAAACCCTTCGCGCCCACCACATTGCGGCGCAGGCTTTTCAGGAAGCCCGCCGTATAGCCTTCATTCTGCGCCAACCAGCGTGAACGATTGCGGAGCGTGTCCAACTGCCAGCGAATATCGCGGTTCGGCGCAAAGCCATAGCCGCCGGGCAGATCAGCCAGCAGGCGCGACGGCTGCGCACCAAGCCAGCCGCTTTGCCCGCGCTTGCCTTGCGGCGCCGATGCCCAGGTGGCGACAGCCCCCGGGGCGCGAAGTAACACGGGTTCAGCCTTGCGGCGGCGGAAGAAGTCCAGCAGCGCCATATCAGCCCCTTCCCATGCGCGTCAGCACGCGCCGGGTGCGCGGCCTGCCCGATGCCAGCGCGTTTGCTTCATTTTCGCGCCGCGCCTCATTCGCGTAATAATCCCGCAGTGCCAGCAATTCCGGGATCGGGATGCGCGCGATTTCGCGGTCACCGATCTTGATGCTGCGCTGATCCTTGGTCGCGCTGCCTTCCAGCATGGCTTCAATCGCGGCCAGGGTGCGCGTGGCATGGCCGCGCAGATCACCCGTGATGGTGGCCGGGTTCGGCAAGATAAAGAT